TGATGGTTGGGGTACTGATGCTTACACGATCGGTACAGCTGCGACTCTCAGGTTAGCATCGGGATTCAAAGGTCGGACTTTTGAAGCAGCTCAAAAGCTGTACATTACTGTACAGACATCGGATAAGAAGATCACGACAGTAGCATCAGGTACTATCAGAAGTATAATTAAGTACACATAACCACAACGCTATAGGCGAGAAGGAGAACAATCATGTCAACATTAAAAGGTGCAAATGTAACAAAGTTCGATGCAGGTGGAAGTGGAGATAACTATATTGAAGATGGTTATATCAAGACAGTTGAGAAGGTATGGATCGATAACTATCACCCTACTACAGTAATTGGTAGTAACGATACTATCGCCATCGCGCACATCCCAAAGAACAAGAAGATAACGGATATAACAGTTTATCTTCCTGTAATGGGTGGAGCAGCAGATTCTCTTGCCACTTTACATGTAGGCTCAGCTTCAACAATGCTCGCAACGATCTCTACTAATTATCTCGGAGCATTGAAGCAAGTGGATATGACTCCCGGTACAACTACCTTTAACATAGGTACAGCTTGTACCATGAAGCTCACTCCAGATAAGTTCGGTACAGTAACTGATAAAGATGTAACGATTTATCTTCGTCTTTTTCAGGCGAACTTATTGCCGCTTGTTCTGACATCGACAACGATTAGGACTATTGTTAGATATACCTAAACAGGTATAGAGGGGCGGGCCTAAAAAACCTGCCCCTCGGTTCATAAGGAGATATTATGGCTGTATCAAAGACAGAGATAGTTAATAAAGCTCTAACATTGGTAGGCGCTAATCCTATAGTCAACTTGACAGATGATACACAGAACGCGAGAGTAGTGAACAGGGTATATGAGATCTCGCTTAAAAGTATACTAAGTGAATGTAGATGGAATTTCGCTACTAAGCGTGCGCTCTTAGCTCAATCAGCTGATACGCTTGCATGGTACGATACTGGTGAAGTGTATGTCTATGTCAGGCCAAACAATGTAATCCGGATCTTCGGTACGAATAGTCCGGGAGCTACATGGCGTGAGGAACTGAACTATATCATATCGGATACTTCTGGGTTAGGTGTAAGGTATGTCTATTATAATGATGTAGCAAGTTCATACCCGGCATCGTTCACAGAAGCGTTCATAGATAAACTCGCTTCAGATATAGCGTTCATGATCTTAAACTCTAAAACAGTAGCTGAAGGGTTCTTAGAGAAATACGATCAGGTATCTTTAACTAAAGCGATGGCAGAGAACTCTCAGATCGGTACGCCGATGTATCAGGATGATACTGCTTGGATTGATGCTAAACTTTCTGGAGCTGGAACTACAGTACCGGGCCAATAAGGGGGAATAATGGCTAAAGTTGATGTCATAAAAACTTCCTTTGCAGGCGGCGAGTTTGGAGCTTCACTCTTAGGAAGAACAGATGTAGAACAATATGATAATGCTTGTGAGATAGTACAGAATATGCTAGTCAGGCCTTTCGGATCGGTTATCTCGACTCCCGGCACAAGGATGATCCGGGAATGTAATCTATCCGCGCAGGGATCAGACTCGACAGTTAGGCTAGTAGATTTCGTATTCAACCAGACAGATGCTTATTCGATAGAGATGGGTAATAAGTATTTCTGGTTCTATACAGATCGTGGTGTAGTAGTATCTACCGGCACTACGCCTTATGAAGTAGCACATGTTTACGAATCAGATGAACTATTTGAGGTACAGTATACTCAGCTTAACGATCTTATGTGGTTCGCACATAAAGATCACCGGCCGCAGTTATTGACAAGAACAGCTGCTGCAAGCTGGGCGATAACTGATTACGACTTTTTAGGTGGCCCATTCCTTGAGGATAACACTTCAGATACAACTATCACAGCTTCAGCCGCGACAGGCACAGCTGTTACTATAACATTAAGCACTACCGACACGATCTCATTCGTAGCTTCAGGTGCTACAATGGGGCATCGTGATACATACTGGAAGATCGGGGATCTAACAACTAATGGCACACTCGCAGCTCAAGGTTATGTCAAGATAACCGCAGTAACATCACCTTCAACAGCTACATGTTCAGTAATGCAGACAATCTCTACAACATCCGCGACTAAAGTATTTGCTGAAGGCGCGTGGAGTTCTATCCGGGGCTGGCCGGCAAGAGTACAGTTCGATCGAGGTAGGTTATGGTTCGCTCGGACAGATCATGAACCTGCAGGTGCTTGGGGATCACATGTATATACTTACGATCAATTCGCATTAGATGAGCAGACAGACGATCAGGGTATCAATATCAAATTAGCATCTAACCAATCAAACGAAATACAATGGCTCGCATCGGGTACTGGTCTATTAGCCGGCACTTACGGCGGAGCTTTCGTTATATCCGGGATAACTCCCGGTACTGTATCAGCTACACAAGAAGTAACCTACGGAACTGAAGCGATTCAGCCTAAGCGTATAGGAGATTTCTTCTACTATGTGCAGCGGTTCAGGAAGAAAGTCAGGGAATTATACTATTTATGGGAGAATAACGCTTACAAAGCGCCTGATAAGACAATCCTATCACCGGAGATTACTAATCATGGGATAGTTGACATGGCGTATCAGGAAGTACCGGATACTATACTTTGGTGTGTAACTACAGATGGCACGATCGCGACACTTACGCGTGAGCCGGATCAGAAAGTACAAGGCTGGTCAGAACAGACTACTGATGGTCAGTACGAAAGTATCTGCGCTATACCTTCACAGAGCTATAAACATGATGAAGTCTGGGTAATAGTTAAGCGTGTGATCGATGGAACGACTAAACGCTTTGTAGAGATGTTTGAGAGTATAGAAGTTCCTGAACGACAGGATCAGATGATCTATCTGCATAGCGCACTCGATTTCAGCGCTTATGATCTCACATCCAGTTCAAGTGCTACTATCTCAGTATCAGCTACGGCGGGAACTTCAGTAGTATTGACATGCTCAGACGATTATTTTATTACAAGCGATGAAACTATGAGGATCAGAGCGATCAATTCTTCTGGATCAACTGTAGGCGAGTTGAAAATCACATCGTATTCTTCTACTAAAATAGTTACTGGTAAGATCACATACGCCTTCTCAGCTTCATCTATAGGTGCTGGGTATTGGGGCAAGAGTGTAGATGATCTTAGCGGGTTGGGGCATCTTGAAGGCAAGACAGTTAAGGTATTAGCAGATGGCGGGCTAGATAAGCCTGATAAGGTAGTAAAATCCGCTGCAATAACTTTAGCGTATAACTATTTTGTTGTAGCTGCTGGTCTGCCGTATACTCAGAAGTTCTACACTTTACCATTCGATGAGGGATCTCAGCGCGGTACTTCACAAGGTAAGATCCAGCGTATCAATCAAGTATCGTTTAAGCTGAACAGATCATATCGGGGATTCAAGATGGGCGGTACAGAAGATTTGGCAGAGCGAGTATCATATAGAGAACCAACTACTCTATTAGGCACACCGGAGAAATTACATACTGGCATACTGGAAAATATCAATTTCAAAGACGATTATAGGTACGGAGCGCAGATCATGGTGATTAATGACGATCCTATGCCTATAGAGGTACTTAGCGTAATGGCGATGTTAGACACTCAAGATAAGGGGTAACTATGGGTTTAATGACAGTTGTAGGGTTAGCTATGGGCGCGGCAACCATCTATCAAGGCTATGCAGCTAACGAGGATGCTAAGGATAACGCTGCTATTAAGCGCGTGCAAGCTGGTATGATAGATAATCAGAAGCAACTTCAAGCAGCACAGGATGATCGTGCGATCCGATTCGCTACTGGCGCAATCGTATCATCAGCTGCTGGGCGTGGACTTGAGATGTCCGGATCACCTATGGCTATAATGATAGATACACAGACACAGATGGAGATGGATAAAGCGATTGGGCAGTATAACCTTGAAGTACAGAAAAGGTTTGTTATGGCTGAAGCTGGTGCTATAGAGAGATCAGGTCAGCGCGCTATGACAGCTGGTGTAGTAGGTGGATTGACACAGATGTTCGCTTCGGGTATGGATGCTTCTACATCGAAATCTACTTTGACTAAGAAAACTCCAGCTATAAAGACAACTGGTAAAAGCGGGTATGGTAGCAGATCATCAGCATATAAGAGCTTGAATATAAATTAAAAGGGGTAGATATGCCAGAATTTCCACGACAACATTCAAATAGAGCTTTAACGACAGAGCAGCCCGCGCCGTTTGTGAACGATCGTACTGAAGATGCTAAGGTAGTATCTGGAGCTATAGCCGGTGTTGAGAAGGTAGCTGCTAAATGGACAGCTGGTGTTGAGAAGATACAGGCTGATACTGCTATGTACAATCTCCGGGCGGGTATGATGGAGATAGGTAACGAAGCTGTATTGGATACTGATATAGGATCTGAAGCTAAATATCAAAAGAAGATACAAGATCTCAGGAAAAAGAGTATTGAAGGTATAAATAACCCGAAACTTATAGCGAGTATGACTCCGGAGCTTGATTATATGGCTCAGGTAGGTAGTATAGGGATACAGACAGAGTTTAGGAAGAAAGTAGTTATTCATGGCCAGAGTCTTGTTTTAGGTAATTTGGCTCTGATAACAGAAAACCCTACTGCAGATAGCTCGGATCAGGTAAAAGCTGTTGTTGATCGAGCTGTAGTGGATGGTCTTTATGATGAAGTGGCTGGAACTAAGTTATACACGAAATCTATAGATCAGTTGCAGGAGAACGCCTTTATACAGGATACAAACGCTGATCCGGCACAGGCTAAAAAGAATTTAGAAGCTAACACTTACGGATTCGATGTAAGTGAAAAAGATGATGCGTGGAAAGTATATGATAGGGAAGTGCAGGCCATCCGTAACAGGACAGAAGAAGAAGTTACGACCGCGATCATAAACAAAACAATGAGTCCGATTGATCAAGTAGAACAGATCAAGGATCTTCTAAAGAAAGGCAAGGTAGATGCTAACTACGCTAAGAGTACAATTAATAATCTGGAAACTGTTAAGATTCCTAAGCTTTCAGCTCTTAGTAGTATTAAGGAAAGAAATCTATTAACTGATAAGTTTGCAGCTTTGAAGAAGAAAGAATGGTTTTACAAGGAAGCATCATTCGCAGAAAGAACACAATTCCGAGCAGATGTCTTTAACGCACATAGTAGTGGAGCGTTAAGCACTAAACAGTTAGAAGCTTATTTAGGCGAAACCAGTAAGAAATTCTTTAGCGATGGCGAGTTTGTAAACGCTTTAGAAGCGGTGATCGCATCATCTAAGATATATCAAGGTGAACATGGGCCAGCTGAAGCAGAATCGCAAATGACATACAATCTCATGGAAAAGGTGATGGCTGGCATGAATCCAAACGATGCGCTGGCAGAAGTTAAAGAGGAATTTCAAAAGAGTACCAACCCTAATAGGGCCAATTATAATATAGGTGATATTGTACCAAACCCAAGAACAGGTAAGAGTTATAAAGTAACAGGTTTCGATGATGATGGTGAACCGCTTGTAGATGAGGTGAAATGAGATTAGATCAAGCACTACAAACTAACGAAACTGCTGTAGTCAATCCGACTAAGGGTATCCGTTTATCGGAAGCTGTTAGCGAGGATAAGCCTGAGCTTGAATGGCGCGCTTTGACTCAGGAGATGCAAGCTAATTCTGTTGGTATGACTCCGGAGCAGGAACAGGCTTATAGGAAGGCTAAAGAGATCGAGCTGGTCAAAGAGTTTCCTACAAACTATTATTCCGGGGTATCAGCTAAGATGGAATCTTTTGCTGAAGGAGTATTACCGATCCGGCCTAAAGAGTTTAAGCGGCCCGGAGTTGTCGAAGCTCATCCGATAGCTAACGCTGTTGGTAAATTAGCTGGGCTCATCACTACAGGTATAATGACAGCTGGAGTAGCTCCTGCGGTAACATTTGCTCCGCAGTTAGCAGCACTTCCGACATTAGCGCGTTTTGCAGCTGGTAGGATGGCTCAGAGCGGTATTACCTTTGGGCTTAAAGAGTTGACAGACAATATGGCTGAGCTGATAGGTGGCGAGAAAAAGGATTTCTTAACAGTTACCAAAGATGTACTCACATCAACAGCTTTTGGAGCGGGCTTGGGAGCGGTAGGATCTATTGCTAGCCCAATAGCCCGGATACCGGCACAAGCAGCTTATGGCTACATGACATCTAAGATGGGTGGAGCTACGAATCAACAAGCCGGGATCAATGCTGGGATGTTCGCTGTATTTGGTCTTTTCAACACAAAAAACCTTAATGTGGCTTATAAAGAAGCTGCTTACGCGGGCGCTAAAGAAGCTCTAGCTGATCGTATGGTAGCGCAAGGCGTTAATAAGGAACGAGCAGCTATGGTAGCTGATAGATATTTCCGGTATGCTTTGCATAAAGCTGGAGCTATGAGATCTGGGAAGCCTGATTGGAATAACATTAAATTGAAAGATCTGGATAGTTTCAACAGCGCTATGCGGAAAGGGTACAAGATAATATTAGATCCTGAGATGAGAGCCGCTAATGTTGGATCTGATGTTAGTATGGAAGAAAACATCAAAGAATTTGATTCAGGGTTAGCAGCGCCAATCTCTAGACCACTATCTCAGAACATACCAAATACTGTACTTAACAGAGTGCCAGTTGAGAAAAGAGGTTTAGTAAAAGCTTTATTCCAGCAGAATACACATGAAGCTGTTAATGACATAATAAATCAAGATGAAGAATATCTCGATGCTGTAATGCAAAACAATACTGCTCCAAAGAACATTTATGATAACACTAAAACAACAGATTACCAGCAAACTTATCTCGAAAATCCTACAAAGAAACTTGCGTATAGTAAAATACCCGCAGCTAAAGGGAAACCTGAAGTTATCTTTATTATCGGTATGCCGGGATCTCAGAAAAGCCAGTATGTAAAAGGACTTGGTAAAGATGCGACTCATGTACAAATTGATCCGGATGATGCTAAAGAATATATACCGAAGTTTGCTTCTAACAAGAATCTTGCTGGAAATGTACATCTTGAGAGTGCTTATATGGCTGAAGTAGTTTTGGCTGATAAAGCTATTGCTGATAAGAAAAATATTGTCTGGCCGAAGCTGGGTAAAAACCCGGTATCGCTAAAAGAAAAGATCGATATGATGCGCGAAAATGGTTATAAGGTGATCTTAGTACATAATGGTTTATCTACAACTGAAAGTATAAAAAGAACATATAAGCGTTGGGCGGAAGATGGCCGTTTAGTAGATAAGGATTATATCAGGGATCTTGATTCCTTGACTATTAAGGAAGTTTATGATAAACTTAAAATGGATGTGGATGAGTTTTTGGATCAGAATGTTAATGTTGCTTATGGTCTGAAAACCATCAAAGTAGAGGAAGGTAAAAATGTCATTAGTCAAGAGCAAGAATTGGGAAGGGTGGAAAGAGGACAACCCGGAGTTGACAAAACAGCTCAAGGAAAGACTCAAGCAGCGCAAGCAATCCCAAAAACTAGAAAACCCGCAGAAGTAAAACCCTCAAAACCTACTGTACGGCAGACTCTTAAACAAAGACTTGGAGAACTTCAAGACAATGAAGCTAAAAGATCTTATCTAAAAGAAGCTTTAGATGAGGTAGATAAACTTCGTTCAGAGTATGTCGGTCAGATCAAACGATACAAAGATGGATACTTAAAAGAAGAACTACAAAAATTCCCTAAATCTTATATCACTACTAAACAAACCGGCATGTTTCCAGATGAAGCTATGCAGCAACTCCGGGATAGTGGAATAGATATAAAAGATGAAGTTGCCCTAAAAGATTATTTTCAAGATATAGAAACTCGCCGGGCAGAGATTAAAGATGAACTCAAAAATCTTCAGCCTAAGAAAATAACATATACAGAACCTACCATAATAAAGCGGCGTTTAGCTGATATGAAACGCAGTTTCAAAGAAGGCAAAGCATTTTCTCTGAAAGAGATTAAGGCTGTTCAAAAAGAACTGATTGATATGATCTCTTTCTTAGAAGCCAAAGATCGGGCGAAATTCATCCGGACTATCAAAAATGTTCAGACAGTTAAGCAGCTTGAGGATGTGGTGGATAGTATCGCTTATCGCATGCAGCGAATCCATGAACAGACTCAAAAAGCCAAGATCGGTGTATCCATCAAGAAAGAACTCACCAAGACGAAACCCGCTAAACAAGGTGATCGCAAAATAGGTAAATATGACTATGAGAGCAACGAGTTGTTTAAGAAACTTCGCTCGTATTCCAATCTATCTCAGAAGAAAGCTCAAGAAGCGCTAGATAACATGCCGGGTGAGAACCTAAGCACAATGGATCTGATCAGAAGGCGTATGCTATCGATGAAATCTAACGGCGCGGCATCTTCGTTGGAGATCTACCAGCGTGTACTTTCTGATATTCAGATGTTGAAAGAGATCGGTACGGCAGTTAAAGATAACGAGTCTTTCGATAAGATGGTGAACCGGCAGGAGAATGTCGAAGAAGCTCTGGCTGGGATAGATAAAGTCAAGAGTGGTGCAGTTAAGAAAGGGTATGCTCAAGGATTCGGAAATATCCATTCTGTTTATAATATGGTATTCGGTAAGAAATTCGCTGATAAATACAATCCTGAGATCGATGAAAGCAGAAGGAATACAGCTATTTATTTCAAGACTAAATCGGTAACGGAGAAAGCTTCTAAAATCTATGGCGATAAGAATATCTTGAAAGTGTTTCAAGATATGGCGCAAGAGAAGTACGAGCTTACAGACTTTGAAGGACTTAATACTGAAATCAGCCGGATGGAACTGATCGATATTTACAACTCTCTAAAAAACCCTGTTGTTGAAAAACGCTATCATGATGCTTTCGGTGAAGATCAGATCAATGGTCTGATGAGCAAATTATCCCCTCAAGATATGGAAGTTGCTGATCTTTTACGAGAATCGGTGCAAGAATATAGGCCTGTACTTAACGATAGGAATATAGAGATCACCGGACAAGATCTTGGTAATGTAGAGAACTACTGGCCGGCTACATCAGAATATCAACCTAGCGTGTACGATGATGTCAGGATGCAAGGTGAAACGCCTTCTGCTATGAAAGAACGCGCTAAAGGTAAAGTTATTCCTAGACCGGTTAATGCTTGGCATAAATTCGGTAAGCATATAGCTGAAGCTGAACATGTAGAAAATCTAAGCCGGGAGCATGAAGCACTCAAGAGGATGCTTACAGATCGTAGAGTCAAGCATGAGATTATCCAAAGATTCGATGAAAATGTTTATAGAACTATGATTCAGCAACTCGATAGTATATCCTTAAACGCTCAGACAGCTAATGTCGATGCTGTAAGTACCATGTTTGAAAAGGCCCTAAACAACTGGGTTAAAGCTAAATTGCCGAGTCCATCAATATTATTAAGGCAGCTAATGTCGGCAAGTAACTATATGGAAGTTATGCCGGTAGCTAAATGGGCTGCTGGATACACAAAAGGTGTACTTCAGCCTAAAAAGACTTTTGATTATATGTGGAAAAACGCACCTTTCTTAGAAGCGAGATTCCATAAAGGATATAAGGAAGCGTTATCCCGCGCACTTGATGATGCTCAGAAGATGAGTGTAGGCCAGAGTAATTGGGCGATGGGATTATCTGCTATGGTAAGGGCTGGGGATATAAGCGCTATCATATATGGTGGTAAGCCTTATGTGGATCATCTTATATCAACAGGGATGAGTAAGGAAAGAGCGTTTGAGGAATTTGAGAAAGCTACACTTAGGGCTCAGCAAGCTGGCCTTAATTCAAGTTTATCAGAGTTTCAGAAGAAAAAAGGATTTTATAGGATGATGCTGGCTTTCAAGAATACTCCAGCACAGTATCTTCGGAAGATGGGCGATGCGACTATATCGTGGCGAAATGGTGATATAAGCGGAGAACAGTACGCTAAGACCATGACGATCTACGGAGTGATCCAACCGATACTTTATGTTATGGCAGGTTTCGCTGTTAAGGAAGGTTTGAAAAAACTTGGCAGTATTGTCCGGGGAGATGATAGAGATACAGAATGGGGCGAATTAGGCGATGATATTATTATGCAGTTGATAGTGAACCCGGTTACAGCTGTTCCTTTCCTTAGCGGATTTGCGAGATATTTTATTCGTAAGAAGATGGGTAAGAAAGCTTATAACATGACGAGCCTTCCCATGATCTCCGACTTAGAAACTGTAGTCAGGAAGCTTGGTAAAGAAGAAATTACTTTTGATGATTGGGTTACAATAGCCGGTACGGCATCTGAGATAACAACTTCAGCGCCGATACTTCAGGTTAAAAGGATATATGAGTATTTAACTAAAAATGAAGATTCTGGATCTACACCGGGAAAATTATAACAAGGAGATAACATGTCAGTAGAAACTACAGATAGAAAATCGAAACAGACCATGACGATACTATTAGAAGAATACGCTTTCACTTTTAGGGCTCTAGTGGGATCTCCATCAGACATTAAATGTATCCGGCAGGTTTCAGGTAGTGTGGTTAGCGAAGATATGACTTATGTGGCTGAACTTCCAACTGTTCCTGTAGAAACTGATGTACTGAAATATACAGTAGATGTGAACGAAGATGGTGTAGGTGGTACAGTTACAGTAGCATGGCCTTCTACCAGTTCTTCGATCACTATATACCGCGAAACTTCTGATACACAAGGATCAGACTATGAAGATTATAACCAGTTCCCATCTGATACAGTAGAGAGCGATCTGGACAAGAGGACTATGGTTACTCAGGAAATAAAGGAAGTATTAGATAGATCATTAAAAGTACCTATTACTTCTGATATTGATGGAGAACTTCCTGCTGTTGAGGGTGGTAAATATTTAGGTTGGAACGCTGCTGGTACAGCTTTTGAGAATAAAACTGTTGATGCAACACCATCTGGTACTACAGCTATGCTATATTTAAGTAACTATGCTTCTTATGCAGCTGCTCTTACAGCTATAGGCACTACAGAATCTGTACTTGTGCTTGATGATGCAGGCGCAGTATCTGTTGATACTACAATTCCTATTACATTACAACAAGTATTTACAAAAAAGGGCGCTTTAACAATAGCAGCAGGAATGACATTAACTATCAATGGGGCTATTGATGCAGGTTTATATCAGATATTTAGTGGAACTGGTACTGTTAAGTTTGGGGTTTCATCGGTGATTTCTTGTGTTGAATCTTCATGGTTTGGCGCTATAGGTGATACGATAGTTACAAATGGAGCGTTTGTATCAGGAACAGCAGCTGATGTTGCTATAAATGCAGCTATTGTAGCGGCTCAGGGTTTACATGCTGTTCATGTCGGAGATGGTACTTATAAAATCACCGATTCACTTGTTCCGGCTGTAAACACACAGACGCGTACTTATACGCAAGGTATGTCCATATATGGTAACGGCTATTCAACAGTTTTGGTTAATGTAGCGCCTGTAAGTAACCCTACATTTGATCTATCGTTAAATCGTGGTGGGTTTATAAAAAATATTTCAATTACCGGTGTTGAAGCGAATCCTAATACAGCGATTGATATGGATAATACTAGAGAATTTTTGATAGAGAATGTATCGCTTGATCCTATGGGGCATGGTATTTATTGTCATGGTCAGCAGGTATCTAAAAATATATTCCGTAATATAAATATCTGGTGGGATGCTGCTTTTTGGGGAACAACTGATATAGAAGCCCTATCAAATACAAATAATTATGATGGGATTAGTTTTATTTCTACTGCTGGACAATTTACTACACAACAGATAATAGATGGACTTCGGGTTGAGGGTGGTAGATATGGTATATATGCTACTCAAGAAACATTTGGTAACTCTATTGGTTTTATTATTAGAGATTACATAAATGCTAATACTGACAGAGGTATCTTTATGACAAATATAGTTCGTGTTAATGTTGATGGTTGGTATATTAACAATAGCACCGGTGGAGATTACGCATCTTACTTTGATGGTTGCGCCTATGTTTCATTGAGAAGTTGTCGTGGTGATTATGGAACTATCAAGGCTTATAATACATTGAAATTTGTAAATTCTAATGCTAATCATCTTACATTAGATAATATTTATACAACTGGTAATCTTGAATTTGCTTCAGTATCTACAACAGCTGGAATATCATTAAACAATGTTTATATTATTGGTACTCTTACTGATCAAAATATACAATCTTTTAGAAATTGCTCGTTTAATAATCTTGATATAAATGGTTCAGCTCTTGTTTATGGTGGTACACATGCTAAAGATGGTTCAACTATACTTAACGCTTTTGGTACATTAACAACTGATAATGATGATACACCTTCTGTTTTAGGTAAAAATAACCTTTTACTTCGATATGTTGCTGGACATACTATAACAAATTTTGATGATGGTATAGATGGCCAAGAAATAACGATAATGCTTAGTGCATTAAGTGATAGTGTAATAGTTCAAAGTAATGCTACTATAGCATTAGGAGCTGATCAGACTTTAGTTACTAATGATATTATTACTTTTGTTAATGTTAATGGAGTATGGTTATGCAAATATTACCAAGATAATACACCATAAGGAGATAACATGTCAGTAGATAACACAGCAATTAAACAATCATTTTCTATGGATGGAGTAACAACTGCTTTCACGCTTACTATCAGCATGTTGAGATCCGCACCAACGGATATTAAAGCGATGGTGATTAACGCTACTGGCACAGCTTCGACTTTAGCATACACAACTGGTTATACTGTAGCAGTAAATGCTGATGGTGATGGTGGAACAATATCAGTAGCAGATGCACAAGGAGCTACGGATACGCTATTTGTTTATCGGGAAACTACTAATACCCAAGAATCTGATTATGAAGATTTCAACCAGTTCCCGGCTAATACTGTAGAAACAGATATGGATCGCCGGACACTTAAATCACAAGAAAATGACGATGAGATCAATCGAGCAGTTAAATTTAGTATAACTTCTGATATATCTGATATTGAGTATCCTACTCCAGTTGATGGATCAGCTATGTTATGGTTAGGAACAGGTGGAACATTGGTAAATAGCACTTTTCCGCTTAACTCATCAGCTACTTTAGCAGCATCATCTGCCGCAATAGCTATGGCAGCTGCTACTGTAGCAACTACACAGGCTGCACTTGCATCAAGTTCTGGAACAGTAGCGATAGCACAAGCAGCGATTGCTACAAGCGAAGCTACGACATCTACAGAGCAAGCTGTAATCTCTACAAGCGAAGCAACAACTTCTACAGAGCAGGCTGTAATCTCTGCAAGTGAAGCCACGACATCAATGGAACAGGCTGTTATATCAAGTTCAGAAGCAACGACATCTATGGAACAGGCTATAATATCAACATCATCTGCAACAGTAGCAGTAGCAGCAGAGGTAGCAGCTTCTTCACACGCGACAGTAGCAGCAGGAGAAGCTGTATTGGCGGCTTCATCAGCAACAGTATCTATTGATCAAGCTGTATTAGCAGCTTCTTCGGCAACAGTATCTATTGATCAAGCTGCAATATCTACTTCTTCAGCTACAGTATCTACTGAACAAGCTGTAATATCTAGCAGCCATGCGACTACGGCGATGGAACAAGCTACTATAGCTACTACACAGGCTACTATTGCGACTACACAAGCTACTATAGCTACTACACAGGCTACTATAGCGACAGCACAAGCTACTATAGCTACTACACAGGCTACTATAGCGACAGCACAAGCTGCATTGGCAGCTTCATCTGCAACAGTAGCACAGGAAATTTTTGATGGATTAGCTGTTACAACTCCGGGAACAGCTGGATGTATCAATATAGGAATAGCTACTACTGGAGCTACGCCTACTTGGGAAACTCAATGTGATTTCAATAATTTATTCGGATCATCAGGTCGGGCTACAGGTGGTGAAGTAACTTCTGCCAGTACAACTTCGATAAACATAGCTGCTGGTACAGGGCTCATTAAGGCTACTGATTCGGATACAGCGGAACTATTATCTTTTGATTGGGTAGCAGTAAATGGAGTAACTGTAGAAACTAACTCTACTACTTATGTAAAAGTATCATTTAACAGCGGTGATCCGATAGTTTCTACTACATTATTAGAAGATTGGGATCTCGATACTTCATGGCCGTTAGCTAAAATCGTTCAAGAAACTGGAGATATTTATATCCTCAATAATCCTTGGTGGGTAACTGATGGTACGACTAATATTATTGAAAGATTTGAGTCAGAAGGATCGATTGTAAGAGATACGAATCTGGGCGGGCTAATTCCATCAACAGATGCCAGCGGACAGTTAGCTGTAACTGCTGGGAAAGTATGGAGCAGACTCACAGAGTTTGCTATATCTGGGATAAGTCTGGGAGATGATTTTTATCCGCATTACAGGACTACTTCTACAGTATGGATAGAATCAACTGCAAGCGCCTTTGATGTTCTTAAATGGAACGATCTAACTACTAACACGCTTGAAGATCTAACAAATAACTATTACGCTAATATATGGATATACGCGGCGGCAACTGGTAACATAGCGACAGTTTATCCGCAAGCTCAATACCGTAAATCAGCAGATGCTGAAGCTGAAGCTCCGCCTACTACACTTCCAAAACACATATCTGAGCAGAGTATTCTTATAGGAAGGGCGATTGTCAAGCAATCTATAACTGAGCCAGTACAAGTACAATCAGCGTTTGATACAACATTCGCAGCTTCACAGGCAGCTGATCATGGCAACCTTACAGGTTTGGGCGATGATGATCATACACAGTATCTGTTGACAAGCGGTACAAGATCGCAAGGAACTTTAGTTGTAACGACTTCAGCATCGATAGCTATGGCTATCCTTGAAAACACTACAGCGGCCACGCTCAATGTAACGACAATGGCTACGATCGCAGCTCTGACAGTATCCAATATAGAGATAACTACAGGATTAGCGGATGCTCTTACTATAACCGATGTAGATATTACTGATGGAATAGCTGCTGCATTAACAGTATCCAATATAGAGATTACGGCTGGTTTTGCAACAAATCTAACTGTATCAAACATAGAGATAAGTGCTGGATCTATACATGGTGATGTTACAGGAACAACTCAAAGCGCATTAGATGATTCCACTAAACTCGCTACAACAGCTTATGTGGATTCTGCGGCAGGTGCGCTTGATACTTTCGGGAATCTGACAGTAACAACTGAAGCTACGATCGCGCTTTTAACAGCCGGAACAGTTAATATAACCGGCATAATGGATGCAGAATCAGTTACAGCAGCTACGCTTAATGTAACAACTATGGCTACTATAGCAGCTCTCACAGTATCGAACATCGAGATAACTGCTGGTATAGCAGATGCTTTGACAATATCGAATATAGAGATTACTAATGGTCTTGCTGATGCTATCAAAATCACAGATATAGAGATCACCGGGGGAGATGCTGCAGCTCTTACTGTATCTAACATAGAGATAACTGCCGGCATAGCAGATGCTCTCACAGTATCTAACATCGAGATAACTGCTGGATTAGCAACTGCCTTGACAGTATCTAACATAGAAATAACTAATGGAGTAGCTGATGCTATCACTATTACAGATGTAGAGATCACCGGTGGCGAAGCGACATCACTAACAATAGGTACTTTAAGAGTAACAACAGCAAACATCACCGGTTTAACTGTAGGTACTATGACAGTTACTACTTCAGCTTCTATCGCGTTGTTAAATGTTGCCGATGCGACAGCAGGTAATCTGACAGTAACTACTAAAGCTACGATCGCTATACTTGAGTCAATGCTTTCTACGCTGGGTACTATTAGTTGCGGTGCAATAACATCCGTTGGGAATAGTTCGTTTAATGGTGCAGTTGTTATTAACGAGAGTGGTGCTGATAAAGATTTTAGAGTAGAAAGCGCTACTAACGCAAATAACTTTTTTGTAGATGGAGCAAATAATAGAGTGTATCTAAACTCTAATGTAGGATATATCACAAAAACTGATATAACAGCTTTTTATCCTACATTTCAGGTAAATGATAGTGCTAATGGTGGTTTTGCATTTGATATGTGGAGTACAAGTACAGCTCATCCAGCAGCATTATGGTTATCAAAATCAGCTAGTAATACAATAGGAACTCATGTAGCTCAGGATACTGGTGCTACTGTAGCTGGTATTTATTTTAACGCATCTGATGGTACTGATTTTGAATGTACCGCAGCTGTTCTTGTTAGAGCTGATAGTGGTCAAGGTAGTGGTAATGTTCCCGGTAGAATAGAGTTTATGACAACTCCCTCTGGTTCTGCTACTCCTGTAGAAAGATTGAGAGTAGACAGCACCGGTCTAGTAACACTAAACAATGTACCTGTTTTTGCTACAAATTTCAAAAAAGTATTAGTGCTTGATGATTTAACTATCTACATTTCAGATGGTACTACTGCTGAAGGTGCGTTGACCGGAGTTGAAGGTGATATATGCTTAAATGGTGGTACTGGTGCTGGACAAATGGCATTTTGTGATGCAGCAGGTACAAACTGGACAGATATGTAATGAAGTTACTGGTTAGTGCATTATTATTACTTTTATTTTGTGCTTCTTGTAAAGGATTCAAAATGGATAACGATGAACGACTTAAAAGAATGGCAGATTTAGGACTCAAGCGGTGTGTAGTATGCGCTACAGAAAATGGAGTACGATTACATGAAGCTGGTTTTTATATCAGGTATCCTTCAGAGAAAGGGCATACACGGATCTATGGTGAGTATAAAGGTAGGCCGCACGCTTGGGTTGAATATTGCAAAGATGGGAGATGGTTAGTTGAGGATACAGCTCTGGGGATCACCGGGATACCCATAGAACGATGCAAACCGCTATGCGGAAGGAGTTGGTACTATTCAGAGGATTATGTGTATTACAATCCTCACGCACACGAAAAGGAGTAACTCATGGATAAATGCGCTAAACATGACGAGATCATGGAAAGAACTTTTACTGAGATGGGTAGCATCAAACTCAAGCTTGAAAATATTGATACCAAGATGGATGCTATGATCGAGTTTAAGAATATGGTGCATGCGGTTGTATTTGGGAATGGTAAGCCGGGGATCAAAGGTCGGTTAGAGATACTAGGATCTCATATAACTAAACTATGGGTATTTCTTGGGTTGCTAATGACAGCTGTTTTGACAGCAGCGGCGGTAGTGGTGTTCAAAGGATAACAAAGGGGGATAAGATGAGTAAGATAGTATCGTATATCTTTAAGAATTTAGCGTTGCTTTTAGGCATCGTTGAAGCTATACTAAAGGTAGCATCTGGTATAGTATCAATGACACCTACAAAGAAGGATGATGCTATAGTAGAAATGATTGATAAGGCTTTTTCTGCTATAAAGAAAGTGTTGTACACAGTATCAGATAAGTTGGCCGGGAAAGAACCTACAATCCCAAACTCCTAAAAACCCTGCCGCTGAAATGGCGGTTGGGTATATGGCTTTTTAAGCATAGGAGAGTCTTGGGTTTTGTGGCAAGCCATCTTGAAGTTGGCGAATGTGAAACTCCCGGCGGTACAAAATACAAAGGGTTTAAGTTCTCATTCAAATGGTAAAACGAAATCAGCCAGAGAAACATATCCAGCTGCAGATCCTCAAATATCTGAAGCTAAAAGGTTATGCAGCCGGCAAGATAAAAACTACCGGTGCGCGAAAAGGACAGGCGTTTTTGAAAGATCCGTACCACTTCACAGGTGTTGCGGATCTTTTAGTTTTCACACCAAAAATGTACTTCATCGAAGTAAAATCTCCTACCGGTAGGCAATCTCCGCATCAAATCGAATTTCAGCAAATGTGCGCTAACGCAGGCGTAGCTTATGTTCTAGCTCGCTCCCTCGATGATATAATCTCTCTATTTCCCTGATAAAAAAAAGTGAAGAAAAAAGCTTGACTACAACATGATGTTGTGGTAATCTTGTCTTGTTCGACAACAAAGGGGGCAAGCATGGAAAAGAAAAATCAGACAGGTCGGTACGAGGGAAGCGGGGCGTTTGCTGGTGTAGTTCGTTGGGATACAAAACGAAAGTACACTCAGGAAGAACTTGCTGCGCAGCGTGAAGAATTTTCCAAGGAAGCTGAAAAAGGAACTGTTCTCTGTTTGAGCGACTTGATGATCAACGCGGGAATGTAAGGAGCGAGATATGGAATATATTACAGAAATGAAGAAAGTAACATCAAAGGAAACATTAACGATTATCAGAAAAGCTAACAGGGTGTTTGTTGATGTTAAACTTACATCAGATGATTTTACTAGCGTTCAGGTTCAGAAGAAAAGTTTGATCTCAGTTATAAAACAACAGCAGGAAAATTTAGGATGCGACTATGATGTTTTGTATATTGATGGAGATTTGTGGATTTTTCATGCAGCTTAACAAGGGAGAATATTATGCAACAGAAAACAAAAGAGATACTGCGACAGGCGCAGAAGGAAAACGAAGCTTTCTTTAAGAAGGTTGATCAGGAACTGTACGAGAAAACCAAGAAATCCCGGTTTGGGTGTGTGAACTGCTTGTGGGCCGGGTGCGAGTGTAAAGGTGGAGAGAATTTTTATTTTACATCCTATAATGGGATAGCAAGCTGCAAGCGCTACACCTACTACGACTAAAAAAAGGCGGTGAGAAAATGATTAAAGTAGTGTTACAGAGAGTAACTTGTAAAAAATGTAGAGCATCGTGGATACCAAGAACACGATCACCAAAAAAATGCCCATATTGCCAAAGTAGAAAATGGCAGGGAAAGGATAAGAAATGAGATACTTGATGATCGTGCTTTTATTTGTTGTGGCTGCTTTGATCTACCGGCTGGGATACGATGCCGGCTGGGATGCGAGTGAGCGTACTCTGGTGAAAGCTTGGATCAAGTATTACGATGTGGAGAAGAATGGTAGTTATTGGGATAACAAGGAGAAGAAAAGATGAAAAACTTACTTGATGCTTTTGATAAAGGATTGGAGATCATTGAACGCGGCGAAGTAGATATTGAATGTTGTGGTCAGCAGATGGTGGAGTTTAGTAGTCCTTTCACTAACGAAGCCGGAGAGTGCGAGCCTGTAGGATATGAATGTGAAATCTGCGGGATCAGGATCGATCTCAATGGAAGGGAGATAGTATGAAGTGTAAAATATGTGGGAAACATTTTGGTGGGGATACGGATCACCTATCAACTTGTACTTCTTGTTATCACGAATACCACGAAAGCAAGGAAGAACTGATGGGCGAAGAACCCGAAGGAGATGATGGAGATGAAGGCTAAAGAGTGGAAACTGATCGATAAATATGGTGAGATAACTTACAAGACCGGCACGAAGTACGAGGTCGCTGATTATGCTTTAAGGAATCAGCTGCTTATAATGACCGGTCTGGAAACAGGGGTGAAATCATGAAAGTAAAGGAAATAGTATCCTCATTAAGCGCGGTAGTACCGATCGGTGCTTATGAGAACCTGAAGCCGGGGTTTGAAATCCGGATGGAGTTATCCGAAGGCGATGATATGGATCAGGCGTTCAAGTACGCGAACGATTATATCAGAAAGATGCTTGAGGGTGTATCTAACAACGCTAAAGCGGATCTGATCCAGAAGCAGTACGCCGGGATCAGACTCTATGAGAAGGATGGCAAGAAGTATCCATCAGTTACTTCTATATTAGGATGGGATACTGATTGGAAGATCACCGAAGATGAGTTGCAACAGTACGGATCGCGCGGCACAATCGTGCATAAGCTGGCTGAGATCTATCTTAGGGAAGGCACTTGGGCGAATCCAGTAGATCTTCCAGAGCTTGAGAACGATGTCGCTGTACTGATGGGCGGATCTCGCAACCTAAGCTGGATAGATTGCTCCTATATTAAGTCGATTGAAGGCATTATGGGCGATCTCAAGGTGATCCAGCAAGAGAATGAGCTGTATAACGATGAGAAGCTCTACGCGGGCCGCGCTGATGTGTTGTGCGTGTATAAGGGTAAACAGACTATCCTTGACTTTAAGACCGGCACAACTACTGATATGCGCCAACTGGCAGCTTATGCAGCTTGCTGTAAGGGTATTGAGCAGCTGGTGATCATACCGGTAGGGCCGACAACTAACAAGTCCGGGTTTAAGAAGCCGGTAGTATGTACGGATATAGCCGGGGAGTATAAGAAGTTCTTGTACGCTCGCGCTAAGTTTAGAGAGAGGTTTGGAATCTAAATACTAATCTGTATGAATTAGTATTTGTTAGTAGTTACACAACAAAAGGAGAATGATATGGTTATGTTAGGATCAGGTAATTATGTAAAGACAGCGGATGTGGAGAGTGGCGATGTTGTTACCATCAAGAGCGCCGGTGAATGGATCGAAAGCACTCGCTGGAAGTACGATGATGGCAATCCAAAGGTTGATTTCGTTCTGGATGTAGAGATCAAAGGCGTAGAGAAGAAGATGCGGCTGAATAAAACCAACCGCGATATACTGATGGATGCTTACGATTCAGATACTGAAGCGTGGGTAGGTAAGACAGCGAATATCACTAAAGAGAAAGTTATGGTGGCTGGTAAGAGAATGGATTGTATAATCCTTCAAGTACCTTTCGCCGGATCAGAATCACAGGATGAGTTTCCGGGATAAAACAAACTGAAAAACAAAAGGAGAATAACATGTTAGCTCAAAACATAATATCGTTCTTATCGCAAGTTGTGTTCTATGTTACAGCAATAGTGGTAAGGACAGTTGGACAAGGAACAATGTGATACACAAAGTCCGTAACCCATTCTATTGTAGAAAAGATCAGTTCCTGCCTGCCGGTTATCCGGGGCAGGTGCTGGTCGTGGGTATCCTCGCATCAGCCTTAACCGGGGATATTTATAGAATGACTATAGGCAAACAGAAAGACAAAGTGTACGAAGCTGAAACGCGCGCGATTAAAATGACAGCGCAGAAATGGATCAATAAAAAAGGACAGACAGTTATGATCACGCCGGTCGATCTTTTCATCGAATTGGATCGCCAACAAAACATTTTTACATGATCGACTTGACAAACAGAAAAACATTAGGTAAACTAACTGCATCATGATCAACGAGTACACTCACAGCTTCTGTACATTAAATCTTTTCAACAATTTAAGAACTCGGTTCTCTACATCAGAGATAAAACAAGGTATGATCTTTGATCTATCTGTTTCCGGGTTCTTTTCTTTTATAGGTGTTTTCTCAAGTTTGACCTCTAACCTCAAACTGGCATTATCCACTAAAGGGGATGAAGGGAAGCGATCACTAGCGGGTATAACCATTCCCCCCCGACAGAGAACAATCTGTAGACAGATCCAATAGGATCAATAATCAAGGTAGCTATCTACCTCGGCGTTTAGTCCTAAAGATAGTAGCTTAATAAGGGGTTCTCTGGAAAGAGAGTTTGCCCCGCTGCACCCAAAAAAGAAAAAAGGAGAAATAAAAGTGGAATATCTGAAAGAAGAACCAAGAAAGTTTCTGATGGATGGAACGAAGATGGCATGGTACGGCGATCTGTTACAAGACTTTATGGATGGGAAAAGAATCGCGCCGGTAACTCTTGATATGGGGATCAGCAAGAATTGTAATATGCGCTGCATCTTTTGTTATGGAGAATACCAACAGCCATCAACAGATTACATACCTACAGCGAAACTATTAGAGATCGCTAAGGATGCTGGGGAGTTAGGTGTTAAGGGTATAGCGATTATAGGTGATGGTGAACCTACCATGAATAGAGGGTTATATCCTTTCGTAGAAGCTTTGAAAGCTAACGGAGTTGAGCCGGCGATCGCAACGAATGGTTTACTTTTGGAAGATGAACAGACAGAGATCTTAACTAAAAACTGTTCTTGGCTGCGATTCACGATCTGCGCTGTAGGCGAGAAGTACCGCCAGATCCATAAGAAAACGCCGGAAGGATCTTTTGAGAAGATGCGGCACAACATAGCGCATGCTGTTAAACATAAGGGTAATTGTACTATAGGACTTCAGATGGTACTTGTTCCGGAATGTTTCGATCAGGTGATCCCGCTGGCGCAGCTGGGTATAGAGCTGGGTGTGGATTATGTACAGATCAAGCAATTCTCAGATCCGGGTGAAGGTATGACGATGCACTTTGATATGAACCAGTATAAGACTATAAGAGATCTTCTGGAAGAAGCTGAGAAAATGTCAACTCCAGAAACTGAGATAATCATCAAGTGGAAAGCTATGGAAGATAGCACTAACATCACGATGGAACAGAAATGGGAGTTTGATCGTTGTATAGATCTGCCGTTCTTGTTCCAGATCTCCGGGAATGGTAAGTGTTATCCTTGCGGTTATCTATTCAACCATGAAGATTATTGCTACGGCGATCTTACCAAGCAGAGCTTCAAAGAGATAGTAACTGGTGAGAGATATTGGAGTGTTATAGAAAAAATATCTAAGATGGATCTCAAGGATCTATGTACCGGACAATGCCGGCATAGCTGTGGTAACGAGTTTATGTGTAAATTTATTAAGGAATATAATGGAAACGCTAAAGAAACTATTGTAAAGATCTGCGGTAGTGAAGATCAGTATAATAAACTAATGGCGAATCCGCCTGAACACATGTCTTTTATATGAATAAAATAGTTATACCAGATCATTTCAATTATTGCAGCGCGTTTATCACATTCGCGTGCAACATGTCGTGTTCCTACTGTATCAACAAATACAACGGACTCCATAAATATAAACAGATGTCAGCTGCGGATTGGATCAAAGGACTCAACCGGATACAAACCCGGAAGGATCTTCCGATCACGATCACCGGCGGCGAGCCTACAGTATATCCCGGATTTTACGAGCTAATCAATGGGATAGATAAGAAGATCCCGGTAGATCTATTGACTAATGGTCTGTTCGATATGGATGAATTTACGAGTAAGATCCCGCCAAATAGACTCAAGCGTGATGCGAAATACGCTTCGATCCGGTTTTCGTTCCATCCCGGTCAGACAGATGCGCGTGAGATCGTACTCTTAGCGCATGCTATGGGTTATCATGGCTATTCTGTAGGGATCTGGGCGGTAGATACCGGGGATGATAGGATAACTGAAGCTCGCAGACTCGCTGGATGTTATGATGTAGATTTTAGGATGAAAGAATATCTAGATGCTACTCATGGGAACTATAAATACCCTGATGGCTTAGATGGCAAACGCAAGAAGTGTCTATGTAAGATGTCGGAACTCTTAATAGCGCCAGATGGCAGGCTGTTTAGATGCCATCATGATCTGTATCATGGAATCAACTCTTACGGCCATATCTTAGATGATAAGGTGAACCTACCTACAGACTTCTTGCCTTGTGATAACTACGGACTATGTTCACCATGCGATCTGAAATTGAAGTTTGATAGGTTTCAGGAGCTGGGGCATTGTTCTGTAACTATAAAGGAGCAAGATGAAAAAGAGTAAAATTCAGCCGTATGGATCAAGAGGAACTATAAAGAAGAAAGTTGAGCGCAAACCATTCACTTATTCATTCGCAGAACTGATCGATAAGCTATCAATCGTATCCCGGAAAGAGTATTACGGATTGCCGGGCGCGCGGAAAGAGTTGGATCTTATAATGAGCTGGCTGAACGATGCAGGGATAGAAGCCTACACACTTCTTTCTATTATGAGGATCACTCAGGCTAACGCGGATATATGGAACAAAGAACATGAGATGCGTAACGCGACAGTAGGCGAGATGCCAGAAAGTGTGGTTGGCAGGATCGCTGAACAGGTCAGAGAATACAACAAGACAAGAACGCGCTATATGAACGAGCTTTCAAAGGCAGTAGGAGATTCTCAAGTTATGGAGAAGATCAGGCATTTGAGCGAGGAAGTCTATGATAAATACTACAATCAAGGCGAATAAGCTCAGGAAAGAAGTGCTGAGCGTAGCTATCCGGAACAAGATGGGCCATATCGCGCCATCTCTCTCCTGCTTGGATATATTAACGATGCTGCATTACAAGATCGCTGATCCCAAAGACACTATTATCTTATCTAAAGGGCATGGATGTTACGGCTTATACGCGATCTGGGCTGATCTGGGGCTGATAACACGCGAGAAGTGGTCGAAATTCGATCTCCCCGGATGCGTAGATGGTTACGGATCGCTTGGTCATGGGCTGCCGGTAGCTGTCGGAGTCGCTTACGCTAACAAAAAGCTATGTAATGGTTTGCATACTTGGGTGATTGTAGGTGATGGCGAGATGCAGGAAGGATCGAATTGGGAAGCTTTATCGTTTATGTACCATCATGATCTTAGGAATATAACAGTTATCATAGATGATAATGGATTACAAGCGATGGATAGGATCGACAATGTTATGCACCAGATCCTGAGCAACAGGCTGAAGGGCTGGGGTTTGAATGTTTATAAATGCGATGGCCATAATCACGCTGAGTTAGAAGGTCTGAAGTTCAAGCCGCAGGTTCTTATCGCTAAGACGATTAAAGGCTATGGCGTGGAATATATGGAAAATAAAGCTGAATGGCATTTTAGGTGTCCTAAAACATAGGGGGATAAGATGAATGATTTTACTGTTATTAAAGACCAGAGAATAAGAACAAAAGTTTGTAAGTTAATGTCTGATATGCTAGATAATCCAGATGATTGTGGCATATATCCCACATCAGAGTTTATGTCAAAGATGGAAGATTTTATTCTTGAGATTAGGAACGAAGCCATTGGATGGGCTTGGGCTGAAGCCTGTACTCAGTTAGATTCAGGTAAAGATCCTAGAAAACATGAACAAGGCAATCTTCTGATAGACTCGGCAAGAGACTTAGATAAGGATGAAAATGGTAAACAGAAATAATATAATAGATCATTTGGTAGAGACTTTCAAGGATGAGCGGTACTATCTCCTGATCTGCGATTGCGGGTTTGCTAAAGTCGATGCGCTGCAAGAGAAGTATCCGGATCGTGTGATCAACTGCGGGATCATGGAGCAGGCTACAGTAGGGATCGCAGCAGGGATGGCTCAGGCTGGGATGATCCCGATAATCTATTCGATAGCAGCTTTCGCGGTGTACCGGGCGCTTGATCAGATCCGAAGCGATATTGTGCTTATGAACCGGAATGTCAAGATCATAGGTAACGGATCAGGTGATTTTTTCAAAGCTCTGGGCGAATGTCATTGTGTATATGATGATGATATAGATATTCTCAGGATAATCGATATGCCAGTTTATGAAGGAGATCAGTTTGAATCATGGATAAGAAGCGAAAAAGCGGGATATATCAGAGTATGAGTATAGCAGTTTGTATGCCTACACATAATGAAGATCCAATAGTGATCCAATCTGTAGTGGCCAGAATACGAGCTGTTATAGGGGAAAGCGGTCATATTTGCGTGTATAATGATGAACAGGGTAGGGGCAAGGGATATGCTCTTAGAATGGCTCTCAGAGCTGCAGAAGTGTATAATCCGGATTATTACATATTCATTGATGGAGATGGTGATATTGATCCGGAACAGATAGGGAAAATTGCGCTGCATTTATCTATGGGATACGATATTGTAGTCGGCAAGAAGAAGATGCCAACAAAACTTGATCGGAAGATCCTCACATTCGCATCCCGGTTGTGGATTAAGCTGCTATTTGGTATAAAAGTTGACACTCAGACCGGGCTTAAAGGGTTCAATTATAAGCCGGAATGGGAAAGAGATGGCTGGGCGTTTGATGTAGAGATCTTGTATAATGCGAAGAAGATGGGTAAAAGTATGAAAGAAGTACCTGTTTATGCTATAGTTTCATCCGGGAAGTCGATCAGAGATATTATGTCAACTTTGTGGGATACGATAAAAATAAGGATGGGGTTATGAAGAAAACTATAGACGGACTTGGTGAAGTATTGAATTGGTGGGAAGGCATGAAGATGTGCTTCACCAAAAAAGACAAGGAATGGAAAGAATTATGTCAGGGAGAGGTAGACCTTAAACACGCTATGGCTGTATTTCGGAGGTTGCTTGAGGTTTTATATCCATTACAGACATTACAAATAACCAAAGCTAGCGGGAGGACAGATATGGAAAACATCATGGAAGATAAAAGACCCATAAAAAGAATAACGATACATAGTAACGAACCCGAAGGAGAGGCATCTTATATTGTTGACCCTAGGTGGTATGATGAAATAAAACCATATCACGAAAATGGAGAAATGGCTTCTGTGGTATGGTTCGCAATCTATAAAGACAATGCAATGGTTTCAAGAGTCAATTCTAGATATGTAGATGCTATAAGTTATTAAACACACTATAAAAATAAGGATGGGAACATGAAAGTATCGATCATAATACCGAATCATGGTAGGGATATATCCGCGACAATCCAAGCTGTTAAGGATCTGAAGGATGTTGAACTGCTTGAGGTCGATTTGCTGAAGGAGCGATCTGTACAGCGTAACAGAGGGATCAAGGAAGCTAAAGGAAAATATATCTTCATGTTAGATAGTGATCAAGTACCTACAAAGGCGTTGGTGCTTGAGTGCATATACATCATGGAAGCGTATCCGGCATGTCAGGGGATCTATATCCCGGAGATTATTGTAGGTGCTGATTGGTTCACAAGGCTCAGGAGATTTGAAAGACAGTTTTATACTTCTACACCGATCGATGTCGTGCGGTTTGTCAGGGCGAGTAACTGCCCGAAATTCGATGAAACACTCACCGGGCCAGAAGATGCTGATTGGGATCTCCGGATCAAAGGTGAGAAGCGGCAGAGTAAGAACTCGCTATATCATCATGATAACATCAATTTACGCGATTATATCGGCAAGAAATCGTATTATACCCGGAGTATGAGCAAATTCTTAGAGAAGAACCCGGATGCTAAGGTGCTGAAAGCTTGGTATCGTATATTTGGGGTATTCATGGAGAACGGCAAGTGGCGGCAGCTGGCTAAACATCCGATCATGGCGTTCAAACTGTACCTTCTTATTTTTATAAGAGGGATAATTTACTTACGAAAATGAAAATACTACTATTCAATCCATATTGTACTTTCGATCATAGCGCGTATGTGTTCTATCGCGCTTCTATACCTTACGCTCTGATGTATATTGCAGCGTATCTCAAGAAGCACTCTATTCTTCCCAAGATCTACGAGTTGGGGATATTCAATGAGAAGGATGTTATCCGGGATGGTGAATATATCCGTTGTGGTATATCAGATTGGGAGATTAAGAAGATCCTGATCCGGGAGCAGCCGGATATAGTGGGGATCAGCACCATGTACACAGTATTTCATAAAGACTATGTGGAGATCATCAAGATGATTAAGGATTACGATCCGAAGATCCATGTAGTAGTCGGCGGGAATCATGCTTCAAGCTTTCCGGAGATGATGCTGGAAGCCGGGGCTGATCAGGTGGTAGTCGGTGAAGGCGAGCAGGCTTTCTTAGATATATGTAATGGCGCGAGAGAACCTATCGTGCATAGAGAGCTTATAAAGGATCTTGATACAATACCATTCCCGGCAACAGAATCTATCGATTTTGAACGGCATATATCTGTAAACAATCCTTTTGTCATGAGAACGCCAGTAACAGGGATAATAACGAGTAGGGGATGCCCTAATAATTGCATCTACTGTACAGCTAATGGAGTATGGCAGCATAAGTGGAGAGGTAGAAGCCCGAAAAACATAGTGGATGAGATAGAATGGATGATAAAACTTCATGGGATAAAAGAGTTTCATTTCTTAGATGATAATATCGCTGTTGATAAGAATCGGTTGTTTGAGATATGTGATGAGATCATAAAGCGAAAGATTGATATTCGATGGGCCAACTGTATACCATATTGGGTATTAGATGAGCCATTACTCAGGCTGATGAAGAAGTCCGGGTGTTATCGGCTCACCTTTGGGATAGAGTCCGGAGATCTTGAGGTCAGGAAGTATATTGGTAAGAATTACACATTACAGAAGGCTAAGGATGTGATCCGATACGCTAATAGTATAGGACTTTGGACTATTACTAACAATATAGTGGGGTTTCCGGAAGAAACTGAAGCTCAGATCCGGCGTACTATCGAGTTTGCTAAAGAATGTGGTACGGATTTCGCTTGTTTCTTCGCGTTGCTGCCGCATCCATCGGCCAGAGTGTACAAGGATTTCCTTAAATGGGGATTGATCGATCCTAAAGATCAGATGTCAGCGTTGAACGAAGGCGGCGCGCCTACAAGATATTTCAGTAAAGAACAGATCAAAGATTTCCAGAAGCAAGCGTATAGTGAGTTTATAACTTTCAAGATGTGGGAATACATAAAGAAACCTTGGCTGTTGTTAGGTAAGATCCGATCGGTAGAGGATCTCAGGTATTTGATCCGGATAGGTTGGTTGGGGTTGCGGATGAAACTAAGACAAAACAAGAAAGTATCCAGTAGTAAAGACTTTATCTACGGAAAGGAGCAATATGTCAAAAAATAAGCTTGCGATAATTTTATGTAACTTCAATGATAGCCGGTTTCTAATTGATTTCGTGATGGCGATGAAGAATCAAGATCCGGATGAGTTCATTGTGGTGGATGATCGGTCAACTGATAGAAGCGTTGAGCTTTTAGAGCATATTCAGAAGATAGCGCATATCAAGATAGTTAAAAATGATGGGGTACATAGTCCTTTTGGCGCGTTTGTTAAAGGATGCGAATCAACTGATGCGGAATTTGTAGCTTGTTTCTCAGCTGATGATATTCCTAAGCGTAATTATCTATCATCTATGCGGGAAGTTATTAGGAAATATCCGATGGTGGATGTCTATACTTGTAACGCGGATGTGATCCGGGAAAATATGATGTATAAGAGAACGCTGCTGCCGTTCACCGCGTACATATCTCCGGAATATGCGGTTAAGATGTTTCAGGGCGGGTATGCTAAAAACATCAATCAATGCGGGATCGTTGTGAAGCGTTCATGGGTTATGAAATGCTGGGTAGGCGGCGGCAAGGATACTGAAGTTAATTTTGATTGCATGTATTCTTTTTCGTCTATTTTTAAGAAAGGTTTTATAAATGTAGGGAAACATCTTGTTATGTATAGATCTTATCCAAATAGCTTTGGAGCTTCCGGAACAAATAAGCAGATCAAGAAGTACATACAAATACATAAGAACTTTTGTAGGCCGCAGGAGTATGCACTAACATCTGCAAGTGGGATATGGGGCGCAAAGGCACGCTGGATGGCGCTTATAGCGCTTTGGGGTATAATGAAGATGCCGTTGTGGGCGAGAAGGAAATTCTATGATTGGTTTTATTCTTACGATCAAAAGGTAGAGAAACTATGAAGATAGGATTATGTGGGGCTTCCGGGCGGATAGGGTATCCTTTATTTGAATATTTGAAATCTAAGGGTAACAAAGTTCTGGGTACTTACCATCACCATAAGATAACCGGACTTGTGCGGTACGATCTCCGGAAAGATTCTATCTCTTTTTTCGATAAATGTGAGTATGTGATCTTGGCTGCGGCTTATTGCAATACACCATTTTGTGAGAATAACAGGGTGGAAGCTTACTGGCTGAATGTATGGCGTACAAAAGAGCTGCTGCAACATTTGTCAGATAAGAAGATCCCAACTTTATTTATCTCATCGATAGCTGCGAAAGTGAATCTTGCGGATACTTATGGGAAATATAAACGATTGGTAGAGAGATATATTGTTCAGGAAGGTCTGGCTGTAGAGTATATCCGGCCGGGTAAGACAGGCAAAGATAATGTCGGTCAACTATGCGAGGAAATCTATGAAGGTATTAAACTTAGGCTGCGGAAAAAAGATAAAGAACCATGTAATCAATGTTGATGTGATGCCGTATCCAAGAGTGGATGAAGTGTTAGATCTATCTTATTTCCCTTGGCCTTGGAAAGACAATAGTATCGATGGGATACATGCTTCGCATATAATGGAGCATTTTCCTGATCAGTTCGATTTTATTATGGAATGTCATAGGGTGCTGAAGCCCGGCGGTTTTCTCCGGATCGTTGGGCCGCACTCATCTTGTATAACTTCAGTAGGATGTCTGGGCCATTACCGGACTTATGCTTATAGCACTTTTGATGATTATCTGAGTAACCCATTTTATCTGTTCAAAGATCCGCTGTTCAAGACTACTGAGATGCAGCTTAGATGGTGGCATGAGGAAATTGATGCTGAAGGGAATTTTCCAAGATGGATGATTGGGCCTATTAGGATAATAGATTGGTTCATGAATTGGATTATAAGCGCTTCGCCAAGACTATTTGAGAATGTGTTTTGCAGTTTTATACAATGCCGGGAAGTTATCTGGCAAGGGGTGAAGTTATGAAGGAGAATGATTTTATCACTTTGGTCGGATCTCTATTTTCTATCGTAGTATTAGTTGTGATCTTCGTTATAGTAAGGTGGTTTATCTGAGGGGTGAAAATATGAGCAGCGCGACTTATAGTTTTAGATTTAACAGGGCTAAGAGAAAATGCCCTACATGCGGTAAGAAGTTCAAGCCTAATTCACCGGGCCAGATCTATTGTAAAAAGGAGTGTAGAAAATCATGAAGATCCATTATAAGCCTGATCATTATTCGCAACAGCGCCAGAAAGAGAAGAAGGTCAATATCTGGCCGGTAGTTATGGCGATGGAAGCTGAATGGTATCGGAAGAAAGGGCATAAAGTGTATTGGGATACTGATCCACAGGGATTTGTTGATAAGGTTATCACTAAGGCTGAAGGGTTGCCGTTCTTGGATCTCCCTAAGCCGGATCGATGTTTCAGTAATGCGTTTGATAAGAAATATCAGAATAATGGTAATTTCAAGCATCATCCGGGTACTTATATCCAAGCAGCTTCCGGATGTTGGTGGGGTAAGTGTATTTTTTGCATAAAGAATGGTACAACTTATCAAGTCAGGCCGGTAGATGATGTGATCAATGAGATTAGGGAATGTAAATATTGGGGTTTCAAAGAGATCTTCGATGATTCTGATACTTTCCCTACAGGCGCATGGCTTAAAGAGTTTTGCGAGAAGGTTACGCCGCTGAAAGTTACGCTGGGCTGCAACATGAGATTCGGTGCGCTTAGTCCAGAAGATTATAAAATGATGAAACGCGCAGGGTTCAGGTTATTATTATATGGGTTAGAGAGCGCCAGCCAGACAACAGCGGATCTGATAAACAAGGGGATCAATGTATGCCGGGCTATAGATGAGGTTAAACATGCGAGTATGCTTGGGCTTGAGCCGCATGTCGCTGTTATGTTCGGGTATCCTTGGGAAGATGAGTTTGATGCAGAGAAAACATTAAGGGTTGTGCAGCATCTATTGCGTAAGGGGTATGCCAAGACCGCGCAGGCTTCGTTGTACACAGTTGGTTATACCGATCGCAATATTGATGCGATGAAATATATACATAAGATCTATCATGCAGCGTTCTACCCGGATTTCTGGATAAATAAACTAATGGATATACGATGCTTAGATGATGTGAAATATATCTGGCGAGGGATAAAATCATGCTTTGGAAAATAATCATTATACTATGCGTTAATATGTTGTTGTATGCGCGTGCTTTGAGATGCGGGTATGTATCAGATGATCTACCAGCGTTACAGCGCCGGAAAGAGAAAAAGATGCTTCCATTTGAAAGGATCTGGCAATCTGCGGTTTCTGGTAAACCGATGCTGGATCATGGTATCAGTATGGCGGTACATGCGTTTTGTTGTGTCTTTATTTATACAGGGCTTGGTGCGAATAACATCTCGTTTTTTGCAGCGTTACTATTCTCAGCTAATCCGATAAACAATCAAGGATCGATCTGGATCTCTGGTAGAAACTATGCTTGGTGCGGGTTACTTATGATGTTATCAATGACATGCACTTTCTCAGCGCCGTTTGCTATGATAGGTGCGGTAGTAAGTTCAGCAGCGTATTTTGTGCCTATCGGATTTATAGGATCAGGTAAATGGTATCTTGTATTGTTCTTGCCTATAGTATGGGCTGTATATTATACTCGGCTCAGGAATGAAGTGAAATCAAGGCGCGGGCATGAAGCTGTAGCTTTCGACAAGAAATTTGGCTGGGAAAAGATTGTTATAGCGATCAAGATATATGGTTGGTACTTCGGGTTATGTATTATACCTTTTCAGCTTACATGGTATCATTCGTTCATGCAATCCGGGGCTGGTGCGGGGAATGAGTTGGAGAAGAAGAAAGCGCTTCGGCTTGATTGGACTTTTTGGTTAGGCCTGAGTTTGATAGGATATTTGATCTATTCTGCGATCTGGAACTGGACTCCAGTAGCTTGGGGTATATTCTGGTACTCATGTAGTATCGCGCCGTACTTGAATATATTTAGGATGTCGCAAGAAATCGCTGAACGATATTGTTATATTGCTAATATAGGTATAATGTTCGCGTTAGCTAATTTACTTAACCCGATAGCTTTCGCGTTTATTTTGGGTGGGTATGTTATGCGCCTGATGGTACATATACCCGCATATACTGATGATTACTGGCTTATAGAGCGTAGTGTAGCTGAAGATCCCGGCGCTTGGTACGCTTGGCATGTAAGAGCATTAAAGAGATGGCAGCAACAGGCGATCCGGGAAGCGCTTAACTGCTGGGTGATGGCTAAGATGATCTCGCCACAAGAATTTAAGATATTATTTAATATAGCAGTAGTCCTCAAGATATTGAAACAGGATAAAGAAGCTGAAGAATATCTAAAACTCGCACAACAGAATGTGATCAAAGGGCAGGAAAAGATTTCAGATGAGTTAATTGTACAGTTCCGCAAAGGTCAATGTCCTATGTTGCATTAAGGAGAGATCATGGCTAAACATAGAATATCTGAGAGTGTCGGGCGTGAAGTGTTAGGCGCGTATAATTATTATTGTTCTTGCAGGGATTGTTGTACACCGGCTATTGAGATCCATCATATCAAATCCAATAGTATCGCTAACAATAATAGATGGCCGTTATTCATGCAGAGTCCGTTCAACCTGAAACCTATATGCCGGGCTTGCCATGATAGTGAAGCAATATATCAATTCAAGATAACTGATAAAGTCGCAGACATGTACGAAAATTATTTAACTGAGATAAGGGGGTGAACGATGAATCCGAAACAAGCATTAGATCTTCTTATAGCTGTTGTATCAGAGTATAAGGGTACTCTAAAAGAACATGCTGAATTTCAGGCAGCTGGCGATATTGTAAAAAAAGCTATTGAACCAAAAACTGTTGAACCAGAAGGAGAGGAAGTTGAAAAAGCGTAAGAAATGGTATAGATCACTCGGTACTTCTAAGCGTGATCAAGATGTAACTACTCCGCCATCGCCTAACCATCCTAAGCGTAGAGCTGCATATTTCGCTATACATGATAGGATCGTTATTAAGAGCATGCCTATTACTGTTAAAAAACTACCTTTCTGGCTTAAACTATGGCGTAGAGTCGTTAGGCTATTCAAACAATACACTATATTTTGTATCTTAACTTGATTTTATCCACAACATAGTGTATATTTACTGTAATGGAGATTAAACAAGTAGAACTCAAGTCTGCTAACATTAAAGCGTTAGCTTCTATGGATAAGAGTATCCGGCTGGTGTTCGATGTCAACTTAGAAACTAACGAGGTGGATGTCAACGCGATCCATAATTTGCTATACAAACCGCTAATATTAGAGGTGAAAGAAGATGGCCAATACAACTAATCAAGAGAAAACTATTAAGCAGCTTTTTATCGGTAAGTGTTGGGCTTATCTTGACGAGAATTTTTATAAGTTCAACCAGCAGAATAAGATTAAGATCGCTTTGGAGCTTTGCAAGAAGGATATACCGCAGGTGCTTGAAGGCGAGATAACATATACTCAGATGAAGCGTATCCTTGTCGAGCATAAAGTGTTGGCGCTTGATATTGGCGAGGATGTTCCGGATGCTATCAAGGAGCGTATGCAATGATAGACTTACCCAAGATTCTACAGATGCCTGAGAAGTTGTTGGCCTTCGTTCTGAAGATCAATGACTATAGGTATTTCTTGGGTGAAGGCGGTAGGGGTGGCGGTAAGAGTCAGGCTACAGCGCGTACCTTCTTGTATCTCGCTGAACAGAAGAAGCTCAGGATGGTATGCGGCCGGGAAACACAGAACAGTATCTCCGAATCAGTTTACTCACTACTCTGCGACATCATCAGAACTGAGAACCTTGCGTTTGATATACTTTCCAGTAAGATCACTCATAAAGTTACAGGCTCAACGATCAACTTCCGGGGCTTCCGGCAGCAAGGCGCGTTCAATATACAGGGGATGGAAGGTATCGATGTACTCTGGATAGATGAAGCGCAGGCTATCACTAAGACTACACTTGATGTCTTGATCCCTACCATCCGTAAGGATAAGGCTAAGATCTATTTCACTATGAACAGGCATGTTGAGTACGATCCGGTGTTTGAGTTCTGCCAGAACAGGCCGGATGCGTTGCACATACATATCAATTTCGATGAGAACCCATTTTGTACTGAAGCGTTAAAGACAGAAGCCGCTGAGTGTAAGGCTAAGAGCGAAGCTGATTACGCGCATATCTGGATGGGTGATCCGTTACATCAGACAGAAGATAGTGTGTTCGTGTATAAAGAGCTGAAAGAAACAAGACATAACCATCACCCGCTGCGCGAAGGTTATGGGATCAAGATAGGTGGTTTCGATGTGGCGCGTTATGGGGATGATAAGTGCGCAGCTGTTACCATCATGCAGATGGGATCGCTCCATTGGGAAATGACCTATCATGATCAATGGGATCATAAAGATCTCAATTACACTACCGGCCGGATATTCACTACTTCAAATGAGCAGGTATTAGATAGAGCTGTTATCGATGAAGATGGGATCGGTGGTGGGCCGCTTGATACTCTTAGTAAGGGCCGGGAGCTTGAGTACATTGTAGGTTTTAGAAACCTGAAGCTGGGATATAAAGAGAACAAGGATTATGGTAATGTCCGGACAGCTAATGTGTACAAGCTCAAGCAGATGGTCGAGGATGGCCATATCTGTATAACTGATGAAGAAACTATCCGGGAGTTATGTACGCTCAAGTATAAATACGATAACTACCAGCGTAAGATCCTGATCAGTAAAGATGTGATGCGTAAACCGCCGCATAGCGTTAAGAGTCCTAATATCGCTGATGCGTTAATCATGGCAATTAGTCAGATAGGTGAGTTCCGATACGATCAAGAGAGTAAATATGAAGCCAAACAGCCGCAATACAGCAAAGAGGACAATCTCTTTAGTGTTGCTGGTGTATAAGGGGGAGTTATGTTATTCACAGGTGTAGGGTTAGCTTTAGGTGCAACGATGGCAACTATAGGTACAGTTGGCGGTATCGCTGTAACTAGCGCATTTGCTACAGGCTTAGGCGCGGCAGCTATCGCCGGTGCAGGGTATGCAGTTTATGCTGGGATACAAGGTGGAGCTAAAGCTGTTGGTGTCAATATGCCTAACTTACCCGGCCAGCCACAAGCAGCAGCTAAATCTAATCAAGCAGCGCAGGCTCGGCAGGTAGCTTCAAGTCGTACAGCTACTATTAGGACATCGCCGTTAGGTACATCTGGGGAAGCTAAAGTCGCAAGACAATCATTACAATCAGCAGACGATACAAAGACAGCTAAGAAGAAGAAACTATTAGGGGAATAATGATAGAGTTGTACTCAGATAAATATAAAGTAGATCTTGAATGGATGGTACAGAAGTTCCAAGAGGAATCGTTGAGTGAGTTTGGTATAGAGTTGAATCTTGAGGTACTCAGACAAACTGTAGAAGAAATCAAAGACGAGATCTATTTACTGGTAAGGAATGGTAAAGCTGTAGGGATCGTAGCTGGTAAGCCAGTAAACGCACCGATGAGTGGCGATAAGGTTTGGCATGAGATGATCTGGTTTGTGCTTAAAGAGTATAGGAACGCTGGCGTGTTCATGCTAAACGAAGTCAAGAAGATACTCAAGGATAAGGGATACACAGCGATCATCATGGTATGTATGGAGAACTCTAAGAAAGATAAGTTGTTCAATTTGTATAGGCAGTTAGGTTTCGTTCCGATGGAGCATCATTTCATAGGGAGATTATAATGGTACAGACAGTTGCAGAACAGATCAGGCGATACAGCGAGCTTAAAGGTACACGATCGAACTTTGAGAGTTACTGGCAGGATCTGCACTCATACTTCTATATCGAGAGTCCAGACATCAACCGATCATACTATCCCGGTACGGAGATGGATACCAACAGGCTCTACGACTCGACTACACTTGAAGCGCCGGATGTACTGGCATCAGGCTTCATGAACTATCTCACACCGCCTACAGCTAAATGGTTTCGCTTGAGATCTAAAGATCCCCGGCTGGTAGATAATAAAGAGGTAACAGATTTCCTTGATGATGTATCCGATGAGGTTTATCACACATTGAATAAGAGTAACTTCTACGCGCAGAGCTATCCCGGCTACAAATCATCAGGCGTGTACGGCACATCGATACTCTTAGAAGAAGATGATCTTGAAGATACTGTAAGGTTCTACTCGATCCCGCTTAATCAGGCATGTATCGTTGAAGATGCTAAAGGCCGGATCATAGAGTATTACATAGAGTTTGAGTACACAGCTGAACAAGCAGCTACGAGATGGGGCGAAGAAGCTTTAACAGATAACATGCGCAGAGAGATAGAAAGCCCTGATCGTAACAAGAAGCATAAGTTCCTGCTGCACATAGCTAACAGGGATGTCCGGGATGTTACTAAGAGCGATAAATCTAACTTACCGGTGATGGCACAATGGATCGATGTAGATAACAAAGAGATCATCGAAGAAGGTGGATACCATGAGTTCCCGGTAATGACACATAGATTCGATAAGCGGCCGTTCATACCTTGGGGATTCTCACCGGCTATGAAAGCTCTACCATTCGCGCGGTTACTTAACGCGATCGCTAAGACCAATCTCAGGGCGATGATGAAGAAAACAGATCCGCCGATAGCTGTACCGCATAACGCTTTCATCATGCCGTTCAATAGTAACCCAAGAGCGCTTAACTATTATAAGAAAACTAAGATGGATACAGCTAAAGACATATTCTCATTCTCTAACGATGGAGATCCGGCAACAGGCATGGCAGCGGTCGAGTATTACACTAAACAGATCAAGAGCCTGATGTATAACGACATCTTCTTAACATTCGAGAATATCACTAAACAGATGCAGAACCCTGAAGTGCAGGAACGGATTAACGAGAAGATGGCTATGCTCGGCCCGGCAGTAGGTAGGTTCATGGGCGAGGTACTGAATCCAATCGTTATCCGGACTATAGGGATCTTGTATAGATCTGGCAAGTTACCGCCGTTACCTGAAGCGCTGCAAGACGATCCATCATTCGATATAGACTATGTATCGCAGTTAGCGCAGGCACAGAAACGAAGTGAGCTTAATTCGCTTATGAACGGATTGACATTAGTAGGCCAGATGGCACAGATCCAGCCAGATGTACTTGATAAGATCTCAACAGATCGTACAGTAGATGAAGCTTGGGATATACTCGGTGCGCCGGTTAAGGTACTCCGGGATGATTCTGAAGTACAAGAGATCCGGGAAGGTAGAGCTGAAGCACAGGCACAGGAACAGAAGATACTCATGGCAGGCGCGATGGCTAAAGCCGGTAAAGATGCAGCAGCCGGTGATAAAGATCTGGCAACAGCAGCTCAGACTACAGGCGGTGGTGTAAGATGATAGATTTCACCGATGTGAATGAGGTTAAAGGGTTACAATCAAATATACATATAGTATTCAATACACCAGCTGGTAAGGAAGTATTAGCTTTCCTTGAAGAAGCGTGCGGCTGGTATGAGAGTATATTCGATCCTGATAGTAAAGACAGGATCATGATAAATGCAGGGCGGCGAGAAGTAGTGGCTACGATCAAAACCTTGCTCAAACATTCACCGGAACATATCGTTCAGGTGGCACAACAGAAGGAGCAATCAAATGGCTGATAATCTTGATCCGGGCATGGGTAATCAAGACCAGACACCCGAAGTCGAAATAACACCACCAGCAGGAACAACAGCACCAGCAGCACCAGCGACAGAAACAACAGTATCACCAAATGTAGAAACAGGATCGTTCAGTTGGAAGGGTAAGTTAGGCGAGGATCTCTCAGGCGCACCAGCGATGCAGAAGTTTGAGGATACAGCTGAAGGATTACAGAACGCAGTTAAGAGTCATGTAGAGTTAGAGCATCTCTTAGGTAACGAGAAAGTACCTATCCCTAAAGGGCCAGACGATCTGGAAGGTATCTCGCGATTCAACAAAGCGTTAGGTATCCCGGACAAGGCTGAGGGTTACAAGTTATCAGAACCCAGCTTACCTGAAGATATGAAAGGTATGAGCTTTGATAGAGATTCGTTTGCGGTGATCGCGCATGCTAACGGATTGACACCTACACAGGCTGAAGGGTTATGGAAAACATATACAGATGGCGCAGGTAGCGTGTACGCCGGCCATCTTAAAGCAGCACAGGATAAGATGAACGAGAACATCAACGCGCTCCGGGCAGAATGGGGCGATGCTTTCCCGGCTAATGTAGAGTTAGGCGAGATGGTTATAGCTAAATTCGCTGATGATCAGGATATGGGCGATTTCTTGACAGCTACATTATCCAAAGATCCGGCAGGTATGAAGTTCTTAGCTAAGATCGGCGAGCAGTTCCAAGAGAATAAGATCGGTGAGTTCAAGTATAAGAAGTTCTCAGTATCACCGGATGAAGCGGCAGACGAGATCACTAAGATTAAGAACGATCCGAAGCATCCATATAACGATCAGAAAGCTACGAATAAAGATCATGATATGGCTGTAGATCAGGTGAATAGATTGATAAGTATATCACGCGGTAAGAAAGGATAAGGTGATTAAGATGGCAAAGGGTTCATGCGGCGGTACGCCGCGAGTAGGTAAGAAAGGTGATCCGAAACCGGTACGCAGAGGTAGTGGTGCTGGTAGAGGTAGTTCTTCGCGCAGGAAAGGATAAGCTTTAACACAGCCCCAGACAGCGCTGGTAAGGTAGGATAACTTGAGATAGCCCTACAATCGCACGAAAACGCGATGTGAGATCCTCTTTTTGAGGGCAATCGATCATTAGCAAAGAAAGGTTGTTTAACTTAAAAGGGGGATGATTGAAGTGGCAGACACACAGAATGAAATCTATGCACAAGCGTATGGTCAGAACATCATGCAGTTGGCGCAACAGAAGTATTCAAAGCTGTTAGGCACAGTTTACTTAAAGCCTAATGTACGCGGTAAAACCTTCTTCCAAGATCAGATCGGTGAATGGTCGATGAGTACGAAGGGTGGAAGGAATGTAGTAACACCGAATAACGATCCGGCATTGGCTCGTAGAATGGGCGTTATGCTTGATTATCACGATAACCGCATGTTAGATCGCGGGGATGAGTTAAAGAGTATCTCCGATCCTCGGAGTGCTTACACCATAGCAGCAGCCAGATCACTTGGTCGTAAGATTGATGATGTGATTATTGCGGCAGCTATGTCAACATCTACAGCGAGTGGCGAAACTGGTTCGACTACCGCTCCTACCACAGCAACTGTTGTTATTACTGCCAGCCAACTTTTTCTAACAAATATAACTGATATGAAGAAAGAGCTGGATGATAACGATGTTGAGCAAGAAGATAGGTTCTTGGTAATAACTCCGACTCTGTTGGCATCTGCATTGGAAGATAGCAGCATGACATCATCTGATTATGCATCAGTTAAGGCTCTTGTAAGGGGCGAGATTAATACCTTCATGGGCTTCAATTGGATCATGTCAACTCGGATAGGTGCATATACAACTCTTGCGATAGAAGGGTTAGTATATCAGAAGAACGCTCTATGTCTTGCGATGGCAGACCAGCCGTTAGTCAGAACTGATGAGAGAAGCGATCTTTCGTACTCTTGGCAGATCTACTACGAGCTGAATTGTGGTGCGGTTAGATTGGAAGAATCTCGCATCAGAAAGATCAGAGCGTAATGTAAATAACCGGTCAGCGGGGCGGTATAGCTGCCCCCAGACACCGCTATAGGCGGGAAGGAGTGATAACATGTCAGCATTAAAAGCAGTAAATATGACAAAGTACGAAAACGGCGGATCAGGTGATTACTGTATTGAAGCTGGTTATATTAAAAGTGTAGAGAAAGTGTGGATTGATAGTTACGCTTTCACATCTGCGCTTGATACAGATGATTCTATCTGTATCGGTATTCTACCGGCGGATGCGCGTTTAACGGATGTTACAGTTTTCATGCCTTCGTTATACGCTTTAGATACTACCGCTACAGTATATCTGCAAACTGGTGCAACTTGGGGTATCTCAGGATACTTTGGGGCTATGAGAGCTGATGGTTGGGGTAGTGATGCTTACACGATCGGTACAGCTGCGACACTTAGGTTAGCATCGGGCTTCAAAGGTCGGACTTTTGAAGCAGCTCAAAAGCTGTACATTACTGTACAGACATCGGATAAGAATATCACGACAGTAGCATCAGGTACTATCAGAAGTATAATTAAGTACACATAACCACAACGCTATAGGCGAGAAGGAGAACAATCATGTCAACATTAAAAGGTGCAAATGTAACAAAGTTCGATGCAGG